AAAGGCAAATCTTTTAAAAAAGGTGGTGATACTATGGCTAAGATGAACCCATTTATGGCAATGATGGCTAAGAAAAAAGAAGCAGGCAAGATGCCAGCTAAGAAGATGGCTTCTGGTGGCATGACTAGCATGGGCAAAGTAAAAACTGCAGCCCCTAGTCGTGATGGTATTGCTGTTAAAGGCAAGACTAAAGGTAAAGTGGTCTAACTTATATGATGCCCAGCCGTGGTATGGGAGCAGTTGTTCCCTCCAAAATGCCCAAAGGCGTGAAAAAAGCACGCCGTGACGACACTGACTTCACCCAATTTAAACAGGGTGGGAAGGTCAAAGCCGCCAAAATGTGTGGCGGTGGTATGTACAAAGGCAAGAAGTAATGGCTACCAAACCCGGCCTCTACGCAAACATCCACGCTAAGCAGAAGCGAATAGCTGAAGGCTCTGGGGAGAAAATGCGCAAGGTCGGTAGCAAGGGTGCCCCCACTAAAGCAAACTTTATTAAATCTGCTAAAACCGCGAGGAAAAAGTAATGGCTGAAAAATGGATACAGAACGCAATCAAGAAGCCCGGCGCTCTGCGCTCCGCGCTTGGTGCGAAAAAAGGCACGCCGATTCCAGCCGCGAAGTTGGCAAAAGCAGCCAAAGCCCCCGGCAAAATGGGTCAACGCGCCCGTTTAGCCGAAACCCTCAAGAAAATGAAGTGACATGGCATACACCTCTGGAAACTCGTCGTTTAATCTCGACCTCTCTGAAATAGTAGAGGAAGCGTTTGAGCGCGTGGGTTCGGAGTTGCGTACGGGCTATGATTTAAGAACCGCCCGTCGGTCTTTGAATTTGTTGTTTGCTGACTGGGCTAATCGTGGCGTCAACATGTGGACGTTTGAGCAAGACGTTATTACCCTGACCCAAGGGCAACCTACCTATGCACTGCCTGACGACACGGCAGACATTCTTGAGCATGTGATTCGCACACAGGCCAACAGCCCAAGCAACCAAGCGGACTTAACGATTACGCGTATTAGTGTTTCAACTTATGCAACACTCCCTAACAAGTTAACCCAAGGACGCCCTATCCAAGTATGGATTCAGCGTTTGACTGGGCAGGCTTCAGTTTTAACAGGCACTTTGTCTTCGACAATTACTGCCACAGACACTTCTATCCCTGTCAGTAGCCTTACAGGTGTACCAAATGCAGGCTTTATTCAAATCGGTAGCGAGTTGATCGGGTTTAATGAGTTTTCTGTAGCAGATGGCGCTACTCCAGCATATCTTTTGAACTGTACGCGGGGGCAAAACGGCACGACTGCCGCAGCCCACTCCTCTGGAGCCGCGATTAGCTTAGTTCAAAAGCAAAGCATCACAGTCTGGCCTACGCCAGACGGATCACAGACATACCAGTTCGTGTACTGGCGCATGCGGCGTGTGCAAGACGCGGGCGGTGGTGTAAATGTTATGGATGTACCGTTTAGATTTATCAACTGCTTGACAGCAGGGTTGGCGTACTACTTGGCGCTCAAAGTGCCCGGCGGTATGGAGAGATTGCAGGTTTTGAAAGCGCAGTACGACGAGGCATGGATGACGGCAGCAGATGAGGATCAAGAACGGGCATCAATTCGGCTTGTTCCCCGTCAGATGTTTATTGGGGGTAGCACCTGATGGCTAACAGGTTCTCATCCGGCAAGAACTCGATTGCTGAATGTGACCGATGTGGCTTTAGATTTAAGCTGACCGCGTTACGCAAAGAAGTAATCAAGACAAAGACGTATAACTTGTTGGTTTGTGCAGCATGTTGGGACCCAGATCAGCCCCAGTTGCAGTTGGGTATGTACCCAGTTGATGACCCTCAAGGTGTGCGTGATCCGCGTCCTGATGTGAGTTACCAAGTGTCAGGTTTGTTAGCAGACGGGTATTCTGGTGGCGGCAGTCGAGTGTTTCAATGGGGTTGGAATCCTGTTGGTGGAGCAAGCAGTTTTGATGCGGCGTTGACACCAAATAATTTGAATTTGGTTGTACAACTTGGTACAGTAACAGTTAGCGTAACTTAGGAGTTAAAAATGGACAAAGCAGACTTGAAACAAGACAAAGCGCTTATTAAAAAAGCGTTTAAACAACACGACTCGCAAGAGCACAAAGGTGGCAAAGGCACATCTTTAAAGCTCAAAAAGGGTGGTCCCACTTCTGAAGACCGTATGCGTCAAGGACGTAACATGTCCCGCGCAATGAATCAGGGGAGCAAGTAATGGCTACCTTTAGCAAAAAAATTATGGGTAAAGAAGTTGGTGATGCCAGCGTCTATGCACAGCCACACGATATGTCGGGTAAGAAAATGACCAAGGCTCCTGTGGAGTTTGGTACAAACCCCGGCTTCCCACCTAATCGCAGTAAGTTAGACACGATGGATGTCAGCATTGGTGCTATTAGCAAGTCTGCTGGCAATGAGCCTGTTAAAACCGACGGCATCAAAATGCGTGGTACTGGCTGTGCCACTAAAGGCACCATATCTAGGGGTCCGATGGCATGACCTATTCCGAGTTAGTAACTGCAATTCAGACCTATACGGAGAACAACTTTCCCACCACTACGTTGGCGGATAGCACAGTTGTGACTTCAACGACTCAGATTAACCGTCTGATTACGCAGGCTGAACAACGCATTTACAACACGGTACAGTTCCCGTCTATTCGCAAGAATCAATATTCAGCCATCACAGCCAACAACAAATACGTTTCTCTTCCTAGTGATTTCTTATCTGTCTATTCTTTGGCTTTGGTGACAGGTGTAACAAGTGCTAACTTAGATACAGGCACGTTTACGTATTTGTTAAATAAAGATGTTAACTTTATCCGTGAAGCGTATCCAGCGCCGAACAGTACGGGTGAGCCTAAGTACTACGCTTTGTTTGGTCCAACTATTGTCAGTTCAGCAATTACAAATGAGTTGTCTCTTATTCTTGGGCCAACCCCAGATGCTTTGTATTACGTAGAACTGCATTATTACTATTACCCAGAGTCAATCACCACAGCCGTAACTACATGGTTGGGCGATAACTTTGACACTGTCCTCTTATATGGTTCGCTGGTAGAGGCGTATACGTACATGAAAGGTGAAGCCGATTTAATTGCTTTGTACGACACTAAGTACAAGGAAGCATTGGCTCTGGCTAAACGCCTTGGGGATGGTATGGAGCGTCAGGATGCTTACCGTTCTGGTCAATATAGACAGGCGGTGACTTGATGGCCTTTACTGGAAACTGGACAACTAACACGTTTAAAACGGGCTTAATGAATGGCACGTTTGACTTTACGTCTGGCAGTTTTTATCTAGCTTTGTATACCAACTCAGCTACGTTGGATGCGACTACAACTGCATACACAGCGACGGGCGAAGCGTCTGGTGGCAACTATGTAGCGGGTGGAAACCTTTTGACCATAGCGCAAGCCCCTACGATTGGTAGCCAGACGGGTGCGGCTACTTCGTATATTTCCTTCTCAAACACATCATGGACAGGTGCAATAACTGCACGGGGTGCGTTGATATACAAAGCAGGGGCTGGCGGGGCAGTTTGTGTATTAGATTTTGGCGCAGATAAGACCTCTACAGCCACATTCACCGTACAATTCCCAGCAATCACTAACACATCTGCGATTATTCGCATTTCTTAAAGGAGCACAAATGGCTATCATCACCACGACAAAAGGCGACATGGAAGAATCTTTGCTTGAAAAGCGAGAGGGAACCGTGGATAATGACAACGAGATAACCACATGGGTGGAGTATTGGGATGGTGAAGAACTTGTCCATCGCTCTGCTCACGTAACTTTAAAAGTTGTTCCCAGTTTTCTTAGCGGCGAAACCGCTTCTTTTTCTTAAAGGATAAATCATGGCAAATTCACAGTGCATGACAAACTCGTTCAAGGTAGACCTGTTCAATGCAGTTCACGCTTTTAACGCTACAGGTATACCAGCACACACTGCGGCTACGGCTGACGTATTTAAAGCGGCTTTGTACACAGCAGCAAGTTCACTTGGAACCACTACTACATCGTATACAAGTGCAACCACAGAAGTATCCGGTACAAACTATACTGCTGGCGGGGTAACAGTTACGTTTGGTACAGCGCCTAGTAATACAACGACAACTTCGTTTATTACACCTTCAGCAAGTATTGTGTATACCAACGTAACGCTATCAACTTCTTTTGATGCCATGCTTTTGTATAACAACACAAACAGTGGTAAAAACTCAGTCGGTGTGTTTACATTTACTGCACAGACCATTACGGCTGGTACGTTTACTTTGACAATGCCAACCAATGATGCGTCAACTGGCTTGCTTCGCATAGCCTAAACTTAATACGGAGGCGGCTTACGCCGTAGACCATGTTTGGTATCTCCGCATTTTCGCAAGCGCCGTTCTCTTCACTTGGAGAGAATAGCGTTGCTGTTGCACTTACCGGCGTATCCGCAACTGGAAGCGTAGGGTCGGTAACGGCAAGTCAGTCCATATCTGTTGCTTTAACAGGTGTTTCTGCTACAGGTTCTGTAGGTACAGTAACTACGAGCGCGGCTGTATCTGTCGCTCTCACGGGTGTATCCGCCACGGGTGCAGTAGGCTCAGAATCTCCAAGTCAAAATGTATCTAGGGCACTCACAGGTGTATCTGCTACAGGCTCTGTTGGGTCTGTAGTTGCAAGCGCGGCTGTATCTGTAGCACTTACAGGTGTTCAAGGCACAGGCTCCGTTGGCTCAGTTACCACAAGCGCGGCTGTATCTGTTGCTTTAACAGGTGTATCAGGCACGGGTAACGTAGGGACGGTCACTGCTAGTCAGGCCGTATCCAGAGCACTTACGGGAGTTCAAGGTACTGGTTCAGTAGGAACCATAACCACAAGCGCGGCTGTATCTGTAGCACTTACAGGTGTGTCAGGAACAGGTAGTGTAGGCACCGTCACTGCAAGTCAAACACAATCTCAGGCGCTTACTGGAGTTCAAAGTACTGGTTCAGTAGGAACTGTTACTGCTAGTCAATCAATATCTAGAGCACTTACTGGTGTCTCTGCTACTGGCGCTGTAGGGTCAGAATCTCCAAATATAACTTTAGCTCTTACAGGCGTATCTGGCACAGGTAGTGTTGGGTCAGTAACAGCAAGTCAAGATATATCTAGGGCATTAACAGGTGTATCTGGTACAGGTGCCGTTGGTACTGTTACGGCAAGTCAAGCAATATCCGTAGCCATTACGGGCGTATCTGCCACAGGTTCAGTTGGGTCAGTAACAGCGAGTCAAGCAATATCTAGAGCGCTTACAGGCGTGTCTGCTACTGGTTCTGTCGGGTCAGTTGCACCATCTATAACTCTAGCACTTACTGGTGTATCTGCAACGGGTTCAGTAGGAACCGTTACGGCAAGTCAGGCTGTATCTCAGGCGCTTACAGGCGTGTCTTCTACAGGCTCTGTTGGTACAGTAACGGCGCGTCAGGATATATCTAGGGCACTTACAGGTGTTTCCGCTACTGGCTCAGTTGGGTCTGTAGTTGCAAGTCAGGATATATCTAGGGCGCTTACAGGCGTATCTGCAACGGGTGCTGTAGGGACGGTCACTGCAAGCCAAGCTATATCTAGAGCACTTACGGGAGTTCAAGGTACGGGAAGCGTGGGTTCAGAAGCGCTTGTTATATCTTTAGCGCTTACGGGTGTTTCTGCTACAGGTTCTGTAGGTACAGTAACTGCAAGTCAATCTGTCTCTAGGGCGCTTACTGGTGTATCTGCCACAGGTTCAGTTGGCTCAGTTTCACCGGCTATATCTTTAGGACTTACAGGTGTTTCCGCTACTGGCTCAGTTGGGTCTGTAGTTGCAAGTCAGGATATATCTAGGGCGCTTACTGGCGTATCTGCGACTGGTTCAGTAGGTACAGTTTCTCCTACTAAAATAATTGGTTTAACAGGCGTATCCGCAACAGGTTCAGTTGGGTCTTTAACTACAAGTCAAATCCTAATTCGTGCGCTGACTGGCGTATCTGCAACCGGTCAGGTTGGAAATGTAATTCCTATAAACTGGATATTAGTAGATGACAGCCAGACCGCAAACTGGCAAAATGTGGACAATTCCCAATCCGCTGGATGGTCACTTGTTGACGACACGGAAACGTCCAACTGGAATTTAGTTGAGACAGCATAAAGGATAAACATGGCTTTTGTACTTGCAGATAGGGTAAAAGAAACCACCACAACGACGGGTACGGGAACAGTGACTCTGCTTGGAGCATCGACTGGGTTTCAATCCTTCTCCGCCATTGGCAACACAAACACCACTTACTACACCATAGCAGGTCAAACAGGCTCTGAGTGGGAAGTGGGTATTGGTACTTACACCTCATCAGGAACAACTCTAGCCCGTACTACAGTGCTTGCTTCCTCTACGGGGGGCGCAGCAATTAACTTTAGCGCAGGAACAAAAGACGTATTTGTAACTTATCCTGCGGGGTATTCAGCAAACGCTGTGGGTGGTGGTATTGGTGCAATCAATTTAAACGCTTCGGAAGTAACAGTAAATGCGTCAATTGCCACTGGACAAAACGGATTTTCTGTTGGGCCGATAACTGTTGCTAGTGGTAAATCTGTAACTGTAGCCAGCGGTCAACGCTGGTTGGTTTTGTAAGGATAAGGTATGAGTTCAGTAGTCATCTCAGGCGACACATCAGGAACAGTAACCCTATCTGCACCAGCGGTAGCAGGAACTACTACGTTGACGCTTCCCACCTTGACTGGAACTGTTGCGCTTTCTACGATGACTATGCAAGTTTTTACCTCTAGTTCTGGAACATACACAACGCCTACTGGATGTAAAGCCATTTGGGTTAGATGCGTTGGTGGTGGTGCTGGAGGCGGCTCTTCAACAAGCAACCCCGGTAGCGCTGGTGGTAATACAACATTTGGCACATCATTATTAGTTGCTAATGGAGGAAGTGGCGGTAGCTCTGGTGCTTCTGTTGGAGGCTTTGGCGGTGGAGGCGGTTCAGCATCTGGCGGTGATATAAGTGCTACTGGTAATTCTGGAAGTCCGGGCGCAAACGTAGGAACTAACGGTGCATCTAACCAAGCGCAACCTTCTGGCGGAACTGGGGGCGGCTCTGCATTTGGAGGTGCTGGTGCCGGAGGATTGCCAATAGGCAACGGAAATGCCGCAGGAGGATATGGCTCTGGTGGCGGTGGCGCCGGTTCAACACAAAATGCCGCAAACTCTGCTGGTGGCGGTGGTGCTGGGGGTTATACAGAAAAACTAATAGCATCTCCTTCTGCTACTTATTCTTATGCGGTAGGCGCACTTGGCGCTGGCGGTGCGGCTGGAACAAATTCTGGGGGTAGTGGTTCTGGTGGTGTAATTATTGTTCAGGAGTTTTACTAATGAAATACGCAATTGTTAAAGATGGCGTTGTTGTCAACACCATTGAGTATCAAGAACAACCTACAACACCACCTCCCGGTTTTGAAGCGGGTCATATGGCTATTCAAGCGGATAGAGTTAATCCGGGCTGGCACTACGCTAATGATACATTCACAGACCCAAACCCTCCTGAAGTTATTGAAATGCCAGCAATTAAGTCTTTAACCGACATGATTTTAGAAAGCCCAACAGAGTTAGCAAAACTTAAACAAGCGTTAGGAATCTAACATGGCATCAAGTATCAACGGCACAAGTACAAATAGTGGGGGGCTAATCTCCACGGGTGACGATTCTGGCATCCTAAACATACAGACTAATGAAACGACTGCGATAAGTATTAGTGCGGCACAAATTGTTACGTTGACTAATGCGCTTGCAGAAGCCTCTGGCGGCATTGGAACAACTGTTGGGTACAACGGCTTCAAGAACCGCCTTATAAATGGCGCAATGGGAATTTGGCAAAGAGCAACATCACAAACATTTACTACCAGTCTTGTGTATGGAAGTGTTGATAGGTGGGTATTTCTCCAAGGTGGTGCTAGTGCATCAATATCACAAACACAATCAACAAGTGTCCCGACTGGATTTCAATATGCAATAAAACAACAAAGAACTGCATCATCAACAACAACAGGAACAGTCTATTCAGTACAAGAAATTGAAACTGTTAATTGTCTTGATTTGGCGGGCCAAGCAGTAACTTTAAGTTTTTGGGCTAAATGTGGCGCAAACTTTAGTGCGTCAGGCTCTACTCTTACGTCTTTAATTTATCAAGGTACAGGTACAGACCAAGGCACCACATCATGGATTAGTGGAACATGGACAAGCCCCACATCAAACACACAATCTAATACGCTAACTACTTCATATCAAAAATTTACACAAACAGTAACTCTTGGTGCTAGCACTACTGAATTAGTAATTGCTTTGCAATGGGTTCCCGTTGGAACTGCTGGCGCAGATGATTCTGTGTTTATCACAGGCGTACAACTAGAAAAAGGCAGTACGGCAACGAGTTTTGATTACAGACCTTATGGTACTGAGTTGGCTTTGTGTCAACGTTATTATGAGAAATCATACAGCACAGATGTTGTGCCAGCAACAAGTACAGCCGCTGGTGCAGTAACGCTATTTACAAGCAGTTCTCCAGCAGGTTACATGGCTGGGTCAAGAAGTTTTGCAGTTTCAAAAAGAGCCGCACCAACAATAACAATTTATTCTGTATCAGGAACATCAGGAACTGTTGCAGACGGAAACACAACTAACTATGGTGCTGGTAGTGCAAATCAAATTGGAACAAGTGCTTTTAGTTTGCAAAACACAAGTGGCTCTACTTATAGCCCAACAGGAAACCTAATTTATTTCCATTACACAGCAACTGCGGAGTTATAAATGTATAAACTTATAAATCAACAAGCGGTTTTGCGTATTGCAGACAATGCTTGCATTCCATTTGACCCCGCTAACACAGACTACCAAGCCTATTTAGCGTGGCTGGCTGAAGGCAATACACCATTGCCAGCAGAGGGAGCATCAGCATGACAATGATTCTTGACGGGACATCGGGTGTTACCCTTACAACCCAGTTTGACTCTGCGTCAACCTTTGGTTTTAAAAACCGCATCATCAACGGCTTAATGACTACAGACCAGAGAAACGCTGCGGCCTCACAAACATTTACTGCTGGTGGTGCATTGGCATACTCAGTTGACAGATGGTACGGGTATTGCACAGGTGCAAACGTCACAGGACAGCAAGTTGCTGGTTCAACTACACCAACTAATACTCAATTTAGATACAGATTTACAGGTGCGGCATCTGTTACTGCGGTTGGTTTTGGTCAACGCATTGAGCAAAAAAATTCTTACGATTTGGCTGGCTCTACTTGTACGTTGTCAGCAGACTTGGCTATATCGGCAACATTAACTACTGTAACTTGGACAGCGTATTACGCCACTACAACAGCAGATACATTTGGTTCATTAGCAAGCCCTACTGTTACTCAAATTTCTACGGGTACATTCACAGTCAGCGCAACTGTTACCAACTTCTCTGCAAACATAAGCGTTCCTGCGGCGGCTACTACGGGTATACAAATCTTGTTTACAGTTGGCGCATTGACGGCGGGTTTGACATGGACAATCGGTAATGTTCAATTAGAAAGAGGCTCAACAGCAACATCATTTGATTACAGACCTTATGGTACTGAGTTGCAGTTATGTCAGAGGTACTTTGAATTAGTATCTCAATTTGTAGGCAAAGCAACAAGTGCTGGTCAAGCAGAGGGGTCTCTTACATTTTTAGTTCAAAAAAGAGCCGCCCCATCTTTAACTGTATTAAACGGAACAAATACTCTTTTGGAATTAGGAGTAGCAACTCGTAGTTTTACAACTATTGGTGGTGCTATACAAGTTAATGGGGGCTATGCAACATTGTCAGGAGGCGCAAGTATGACTGCGCCAAATATGTGCGTTTTATATAATTCTCCATCTATCCTTTCTGCATCTTCGGAGTTATAAATGTATAAACTTATTAATTTTGGCGTGTTGCGTTTAACTGACAACACATTCATCCCATTTGACCCCGCTAACACAGACTACCAAGCCTACCTAAAGTGGCTCGCTGAAGGCAACACGCCTACACCTGCTGATGAACCAACGGCATAATCCATCTAAAGGAAAATAAATGTCAAGTACCTATTCAACCAACCTAGCCCTTGAACTTATCGGCGCTGGCGACCAAGCGGGTAACTGGGGTTCAACGACCAACACCAACCTCGGCACTTTGATTGAGCAAGCCATCTCTGGCTATGTAACCCAAGCCGTTGCTACGGGAACCGACACGACCATCACTATCCCAAACGGTGCGACTGGCGTTGCGCGAAATATGTTCTTGGAGTTAACCGGTACAGGCGGGGCAAGCACTAACTTAATCGTGCCGACCAATAAGAAACTGTACTTCATCTATAACAACTCTACTGGTGCGGTAACAGTCAAGGTCTCAGGTCAAACAGGCGTTTCAGTCCCAGCCGCAGCAAAAATAGTTTTGGTATCTAACGGCACAGATATTATTACGGCTACTAACTACATGGCATCTGCTACTTTGCCAAGTGCGACTCTTTCCTCGCCTACCATGACAGGAGTGCCTGTTGCGCCGACTGCGGCGGCAAATACAAATACAACCCAGATTGCAACAACAGCGTTTGTAACTACAGGTCTACAGGCAGCTTACCCTGTTGGGTCTATCTACATGAGCACGGTAGCCACTAACCCTAATACTTTGTTTGGTTTTGGTACATGGGTGACGTTTGGTACAGGACGGATGCTAATTAGCCAAGATGGTTCTACATACACAGCAGGCTCTACTGGCGGTTCGGCAACAACTACGCTAATAACAGCAAACCTACCAAGCCATAGCCACTCTGCTACATCAACAGTCACAGACCCGGGACACTTACACGCTATTGGTCGAGCATATCAAATAACAGCGCAATCATCAGGCCCGACTGTTGCTGATTTTGCCGACCAAGGTTTTGCGGTACAAAGCACTCAAACAAACACCACGGGAATTACAGTAGCGACAACCATAGGTAACACAGGTTCTGGCACAGCAATATCTACCATTTCTCCCTATATCGCTGTTTATATGTGGAATCGCACCGCGTAACATGTGGACCCTTTCACTCTTCTCTTGGCAGCCCAAACCGCCGTTGGTTTCATCAAGCAGGGGTGCGCTTTCCTGCATGAAGGCCGCATGGAACTTGAGGGCGCAAAGAAGACGGCAGAGCAGGTCATCGGAGATGTCAAGGCAATCAAAGGAATTTTTGATTGGTTCATTGGTCTATTTGTTAGTAAACCAGCCGCCGAAACGCCCAAGCCTGTGGCGAAAGCGAAAGCCAAGCCAGCAACCAAGCAGCAACAGTCCTACGAGGAACTTGAACTCAAACTCATCAGCGAGATTGGGGCAAACCTCGGAGTCTTGTTTGACACACAGCAATCAATCAATAACTACTACATTGAGTTAGAAGAGACAAGTAAGACCAACTACGACCCAACGCAAAACACCAGTCAAAAGGCGATTGAGCGTGCTTTGATTGAGTTGCAGATGGAGAAGTTGATGGAGCAGACGAGAGAGGCAATGGTCTACGCCCCGCCTGAGTTAAAAGATTTGTATAGCAGGTTCCTCAAGATGCACGCCAAAATAGAACAAGAACAAGCGTGGGCAAGGTCTGAGATGATTCGTAGAGCAAGGTTGGCAAGGTGGAAAAAAGAGCAAGACGAGATTCGGGTGATTGAATTAACAAGTGGGGTGATTGCCGTGACGTTTATATCTCTATTTTTTGGATGGCTCATGTGGGAAATACGAAACTTGTCTGGTGGATTTTGATAGGGGTCGCAATATGTATTGTGGTAGGAGTAACCTCGATGGCATACGTAGAAACCCTATACATGCGGGCACAGTTGAAACAAGAGATGAAAGAACTTCGTAAACTCAAACGCGAATTAAAGGAACAGAAATGAATGACTTATTCAACTTGCTTAAGGGTATTGCACCTACTCTGGCTACTGCCGTTGCTGGTCCTTTGGGTGGTGCCGCTGTTAGTGCTTTGGCTGCTAAATTTGGTGTTAGCGACTCTGTTGAAGCAGTAGCCAAGGCTATTGCTGGTGACCCTGCCGCAGCCCAGAAGTTAGCTGAGATGGAGTTGGAGTATTACAAGATAGAGCAACACAACCTGACCGAACGCCTCAAGGCGGATATGAATTCTGACTCTTGGTTGTCTAAAAACATACGCCCAATGGTTTTAATATTCCTCTTGCTTGCGTATACTGGGTTTGCTATCGCTTCTATGTTTGATTTTGAGACTAGGGGTAACTATGTAGAGTTGCTAGGAAACTGGGGCATGGTAGTGATGTCATTTTATTTTGGTGGTCGCACTATGGAAAAGATTACAGAAAAAGTGGGTAAAAAATGAATCTCTCTGAACACTTTACCCTAGAAGAAGGCACGTATAGCGAGACTGCTATACGCATGAACATCAACAACCAGCCCGATGAGCGTCAACTGGCAAACA